AATAAAAACCTCCCTTTTGATACCCAAATTGTACCACAAAGGAAGATTTTTGTAAATACTTTTATGAAATTCCCGTTATAAGTCCTCCCGAAACTGTTACAGTTTTTCCGTCTGCGGTTTGAAATGTTCCGTTTGCTCCTTGCTCAAACTTCCACTGCCCTACACCATGTGTTGCTCCGTTGCCACCATATAAGATAGTATTTCCCTGTAATTGTATATATGCTTCACTGATACTGTTATATACTTGGAAAACCACTTTTCCGTTATAATACAATATTAAATCGGCATATCTTCGACCATTACTGCTTGGTGCATTACACCACAATCCGTACTTATTACCGTCAGCGTCGTAACTTTGGATACCGTTTTTATCTATAACAGTTCTTGCTTCTGTATCTGTACCCGTCGCAAATATACCCGTTATCGTTACATTACCGTCCTCGTCCATTTTGATTGTTTTCTTTTCCAACTGATTGAACAACTCAAAAACAAATTTACCGTCCATATTGCCGAGATTTATACGACGTCTGCCCTTGTCGTCCTCTATGTACAGCAAATCACCGTCCAACAGTAACTGTTTATTATCAGACCTAACGGGGTTTTGGGTACTGTTCACCGTACCGTGAAAATAGCTTGTTTTCAGCTTATTCGCTCTGCCCGAATTTTTCTGAATTGTTTTAAGCAACTTACCCATATACCACGCGTGGTAATACGCATTAGCCAATGTAGGCTGACCGATTGTTACTGATGGCTGTTTTGCGCTGTACGGGTAATACGTCATTGATACAATGCGTTGTTTATGTTCGATATTATCTTCAAAAACGTGTACTGTATCACCCAATGCAATTTTATAAAAATCGCCGTATTCAGCAAGTTTACTCAAATCAACCACATCACCCGTGATTGTCAGTTGAGGGCGGTCAAGTCTAAACTCGTTACCCTCACCCTTTAAGTCCCACTCACCGAATGCCTTTAGCTTTTCGGGGTCATCGTAATCACTATAATCTCGGTACGCCTCACGAATACCGTACTTCTCAATACCCTCTTTACTGTCAATGTACGGCTTACCGCCGTTTACTGATGAAATCGTCAAATCGTCCTTGCCGTACATATACAGTCTTGTCGTCAGCTCTTGCGTGCTTCTCTCGACTGAAAGACTTGTCATATTCTTCTTTATTGACATTCTCACGCCGTTATCCTTGCCGATACGCTCAACCACTGCAAATCGGTAATTATCATAGTATATTTCGCCCCTGCCGTAAGCCTCTATGACATTTTGTATAACATCATATGTATTTATCTTATCGGTCGGATAAAAGTCGATTTTAACGCCGTCTGCGCCTATTCTCGTCATACCCATTTCTTTAAGTTCACTGTCGGGTATCAACTCAAACTTTGTACTGGCTATTGCAAGTTTTATAACGTCGTACGGGTCAACACCTATTGTTGATTTTGTCACGTCCGTATCGTTGCCGATTGTCGGCAAGTGATGATGAAGTGCGTCATCATAGAATATCCTGTTAGCTTTCACCGTCATAATCCTTGAGCCGCTGTAATTCTTTTTCACAAGTGTAATTCTGTACGCCTGTCCCTCAACGGATACGATACGATTTTCCTTTATAAGTTCCGCTTTTTCGTCTTTCATAGGGTACTTAAAAGAAACTGTGTGCGTTTCCTGCAATCCCTCAAACACCGCCACTTCATACGCCTTGTTAAGATACGCAAGGCAACCGCCTGTGAAGTCTGTTTCGTTCCATTCGTGTAATTTAAAAGCCATATTATTCACTCCATTTCATATTATCAAAATCTACGTCGTACAAAAATTTAGGCGTGTAATTTATCTGTACGACACCGCCACCTGTTACCGTTATCGTGTTATCTAATGCAGGAGCAAGTTCAAAAAACTCACCCTCTGCATATGCCATAAGGCTTGTATTTCCGCTATAAACTATTTCTTTTTCGCAGTCGATAACTATGTCACCTGTGTATTTAACAGTGATACTCTTACCGTTATTGCTTATGGTAAACGGACTTTTTGCACCCGTTACCGCTATAATCGGTTTGACGTGTACATCACCGATATTCGGTATGTTTTTGTATGTGCCGCTACCGTTCAATGTCAAATACTCGTCTTGACCTATTGGAATTTCGGTATCAAGTGAAATATCGGTGTCAAGGCAAGGTCCGTTCAGAGCGTCAAATATAAGCTCCGAGAACGGCTCCGCCCTATACGTCACTGACAAAACGGCTTTTCTGCCGTCGTGTTCGGGTGTATATGACACGCTGTCCATTACCCTTACATTCCATTTAACAAACGGCATATCGTTAAAAATAAGCGTGCCTTTGCCCTTAAACCAACGACTTATAGCGGTCAGCTTTTTGTTTAATTCTTCGGTACTGTCTGCACCGATGTTAAAATCAATCTGAAATTTTCGTGTATTGAAATATTCGTGACCCGATACGTCTGTAAAATCATATTCACCGTCTGCTTCATTGACATTTTCGGTAAATTCCTTTACCTGTGGAAATATGGGACGGTCTTTTGTTCTGACCGTCACCCGCTTAAATTCCGTTGTATTTTTGCCGTTAAATTCAAAACCGTTACGCATATCTTTCCTCCTATAATCCTACGTATTTGTTCAATGCATCTTGTTTTTCTTCCGGTGTCATTTGCATGAAGTTATTTATGATCTTCCTGTTGTCGCTCATTGAATTATTTTCAATTTTGAAACTATCGAATTTGTCAAGCATTCGACTTAGCAAACTTTCTATATTACCGCCTGTCGCCGAAACCTTATCGGTTATCGTTGCTACATATGCAGATATGTTGATGTCGGCATTTTGCAATCCTGTAAGAATGTTTTTCTTGCCGTCCTCCATTTGCTTGTATTCAGCCTCAAGACTTTCAATAGTGGCATTATTCTTTTTCTGTAGTTGGTACAATTCTTCATCACGTTGCAACTGTTTCATTTGTTCCTGCAACTCTTTGTACTTCTGTTGCCCCTTATCAGTAACTGAATTTGCGTACACATCAAGTTGTGCCTGTACCTCTGACATATCTGTTTTGCGATCCTGTACGTCCCAACTGTCACGAAGTTCTTGCTCTTGCTTTGAAAATTCATCTTTGACATTTGAAATATAGTCTTGTTGCTTTTGGAGCAGTTCGTCAACCGCACTTGATTGCGACTTGTACAGTTCCATACTGTACTTGTTTGTGTCGTCAATAAATTCCTCAAAACTGATTTTACCCGCATTGTAAAACTCTTTTACTCGGTCAATTTTGCGTTTTAGAAAATCTTCCTCACTGTCACCGTACTTATCCCAATCATCATATGTACTTCTTAACTCCTGCCAAGCGTCTGCGTCCTTTTGCCATGCCGAATACTCGTCAGCATTCTTTTGAGCCACTGCGTCATAACGTTTTTCTTCAAGTGCCTGTTTTTCCTCGACGTATTTTTGATAATTAATAACGTCATTCGCATAAAATTCTTCAAGACGTTCCGCCTCTCTGTCGATACCTGCAATGTAGTCGTCTATCGACATACTGTGATACTTCTGCTGATGTTCAAGCCAACTGTCCGAGTAGCTTTTCATATCGTCATAAAGCGTTTCGCCTGCGTCCGACACGTTGTCAACATAATCGTCCCAAGTGATTTTTGCGTCTTGTAAATCTTGATAATTTCTGTCTTTTATACGTTTGAAAGCGTCAAGCGGTGTGTCGCCGTTGTCGCCCCAATCGTTTATAGCGCTGTGCTTTTCAAGGTATGCCTTTGACTGTTCGTTGAACTCTTTCGTCTGTTTCTGCATAATAGAGAAAATTTGTTCCTCAATATCGGCAATATCCTTGTCGTTCGATTTGAATTTCTCTTGAAATTCTAACCACTTCTCTAATTCTTGTGCGGTCGTTACTGCGTGCGTTTTGGTGTAATGCGTCCAATCGTCCTTGGCTGATGTAAACGTGTCCGAATTGTCTTTTCCTGTTGCGTAATGCGGTATACCCATACCCGACATTATCGCCTTGGTTTGCGACGCTGTGTACACCTTTGCACCCTTTGACAACGGCAATAACACGTCCTTGCCCTGCGGTATAAATGCACGTCCTTTGTCAACGATTAATTCTCGCGGGTCAGATATACCCTTTTCATCATTAACCATTGCCAATCCGCCCTCGAAGTTCTGCGTACCTTTTGCGACTTTCTTTTTGACGAACGTTCCCGTACTGCCAAAACGTGCCGCAGGAGCACTTTTATCGCTTAGTCCCTCTATAGACGAACCATCAACAGAAACAGTATAATGGACTGTCGCAAATTTGTCTTCGGGTTGATAGCCGTCAGGTTCTACACTATTCTTCTTAAATGTAACATAGCCCTCTTTGGGTGGTGCCATATAGTTGTCGGGTTCTGTGCTGTCGTTAGTCCATATAACTTTACCCGTTGCAGTGATTTCACCCAACTTATTACCATTCAAATCGTTAATATCAAAACCGCCTGTATCGACATTAAATTTAATCTGAACTTCGTCATTTTTGACAAGTTCTTTTAATTTTTCATCAGCTGTGTCCAATACAGAAATATCGCCCTCTGCACCGACTTGCAGTTTTACGTCACCTTTTGTATTTACATCATCTACAGCCTGTTGAAGTTCCTTTACTACCGAAATGTTCCCATCGGCATCTATGACTATACGCTTATTCTCCGGAATCAGCCCCATGCTGTGTGCTAATTCGTTTGCCTGTTCGGTAATAACATCAAGTTTACCGTTTTCGGCAGCCTCTTTTACAGTCTTAAATCCGTTTTGCAGTAAAGCGGCATTTGTTGCAATATCACCTGAATATGCTCCAAACTTCTGCATTGAATGAACATAATCGTTAATTATATTATTCAATTCTGTTCCGTCACCATTTGCCGCTTTTTCCCACGCAGACTCTAAATTATCAACTCCATTCATTGCCAATGCCGCGGCTTGAGCATAACTGTTCATATCCAGTTTGCCCGCTGAAATAAATTCTTTCATATCGGACAATGATTTTTCCACACTCTCATTATCCTTATTTGCCACTGACATTTTTAACAATTCAAGCTCCATGTTAGACAGTTCTTCTGCTGTATCATGTAGTTCTTGATGTGAACCGTCCAAATCATCAAGTTGTTTTTTATAATCTTCAAGTATTCCTGTCGCAACCTTATAACTACCAGTTATCGAGGCAAGCACACTTTCTGCATTTTTAGCGGATTCATCCGTTATCGCATTTTCATAGTCACTACCTATTGTATTTTTATATATTTCTTTGGCTTTTTCGTAGCCCTCAGCCGCAGTAATTTCATTATCCGCTATTTTTGCGGTAATATCACTGACTTTAGACTTTGCCTCTGAATATTTAGTCTGCAATTCTAATTCTTGGTTATAATTTTCTTGTGCCTCGCGTCGTGTTTGTATATAATTAGCATTATTATTTACTAATTCAGATAATTCGGCACGTTGATTATTTATGTTAGATTGCAATTCATTCTTGGTTAGTTTTGTTACTTGTTCAACAGCGTCGTCCAAATTAGAATTATCGGAATTGATTACAAGATTATATTCTTGCGATAGCATTTCCTTTATTTCTTCTAACTTGCTTTTTGCATTGTCAACTTGTTCTTGACTGCTTTCAGGGCTTTCAATAACCATTTTTAACGATTTGATTTGCCCCTGTACTTCATTCAGCGATTTGTATTTTTCAAGGCTTTCTTTGACCTTTTCATTACCCTTGGATAGTCCCTCGCTCCACCTGTATTGCGATTGATACCATTTGTCATATGCAACCTTTCCGCCTATCGCCGCCGTAGCAATACCCGCAACAGCTAACGCCGCAGGTCCGGCAACAGAACCTATGCTCGCAAGTGTCGGTGCAAACTTCGCCAATGCTCCGCCTGCTGAAAATGCCTTTTTGATGTTGCCGACTGCCTCAACAATTCCGCCAACACCTTTGATTGCTCCGGCACTGACTTTTGAAATAGCACCTATCGCAATAACTGTCGCACCGGTATTAACAACAACTTTCTTTTGTTCGTCTGACATTTGCGACAAACCTTTTGCGAAATTAGCTACTGTGGTGCTTGCGTCTTGTATTGACGGTAACATTGTTTCGCCGATACTTCTCGCCGCCTCAATAATATTGTTTTTTGTGTTCGCCAATTTTGATGCGGTCGTTTCATTCTTTGCGTTAAATTCTTCTTGCAATGCCGTATTTTCTTGGTATGCGGTGTTTGAACGATTGACACTCTCTGTTACTAAATCATAACCGTTGACTAATGCCATCATAGCCTGTATATCCTGTGTATTGTTTATGCCTAAATCGTCTAACGCAACAGTTAGATTTTCGGCAGACTGCAAGCCTTTTAACAGTCCGTTAAATGCACCGGAGCTGTCAGTATTCCACTGCTCTTTAAATTCTTCCGCACTCTTACCGCTGTACTTTGCGAATGCTTTTAAACCTTCACCGCCGTTTGCAACCGCTTTTTCGATAGATAGCCACGTACGACCTATCGCACTACCGCCCATTTGTGCCTCAATTCCCAATGAGGACAATGCGGCAGAATAACCCAACACGTCCGCCGCTGACATTCGTACAGATGAACCGTATTTACCCATACGCAATGCCATTGCCGCAATCTCTGATTCTGTTGTCGCACTGTGGTTACCCAAATCGACGATTGCACTACCGATATTACGGATTTCGTTTTGACCGACACCCATAACGTTCTGAAAACGTGCCAATGTTGCGGCACCTTCTTCGCCGACAAGGTTTGTGGCTGTACCCATTTGCGCCATTACTTCCGTAAAGTCGATAATGTTTTCTTGTGATATCCCCAACTGACCGCCCGCCGCCGCAAGTTCGTTTAGTTCAGTCGTTGTTTGTGGTATCGCGCCCCTGCCGTCAATACCTGTTGTTGACAAATCAATAATGCCTTGCTTTATTTTGGCTAACTGTTCCGGTGTAGCGTCAACCGTCTTTTTAACTCCGGCAAAACTATCCTCAAAATCTATCGCAAACTTGGCACTCGCAACACCGCCTGCGGCAAGAGCCGTTGATGCGTATTGTATCGGTTTTGTTATCGTGTCAATATTTTCGCCGACTTCTTTTATACCTTTTCCGGTATCTTTAAGCTGACTTGCAAGACCTTGATATGCACTTGTGCTTTCTCTTACACCTTTCACACCTTTTGTATTGCTTTGTGTTCGTTCCAATTCTTCGAGTTGTTGCGATACACTGCTAATTGTCGCCTCTAAGTCGGACGCGTCACCTCTTATTCTTACTACTAATTCCGCCGCGTCAGCCACTACAAATCACCTCACTACATTCCATAAAACATTTTTAAATACGGGTCGTTTCCTGTATAGACCTCTTCCGTATCATCTTCCAAATCGTCTATCATTTTAAACAAAACAAACGGATTTTGCTTTGATATTACATTCGGCAATAACCCTCTTTGCCTAAACCAATCTGCATACAAAGTACGCAGTGGTTGGCTTTTTGAGGAATTACTGCCCTTTACTCGTTTTTTGTTGTCAACGCGTCTATATAGAATTTCCATAATTCCATACATAGTCTTGAATGTGTGCCTACATCAATGGCATCAATAATATCCTGCGTTGCGTCCGTTCCCTCGAACATATAGTCCACCGCCTCTCGGCAGATGTTTAACGGTCCGTTTTTATTTTCATCGTTATGTGCGTCATTAATAATACACATTGCCTCAAAGTCGAATGGCTTTGAAACGTATTTTTTATTATCGTGTTTAAATGTTAATGTGTGTTGCATAATATTCCTCCTAATTCATTGCATACAAAAAGCACGCTATATGCGTGCTTGACATACATTTTTTATTGTGTTATAATTTAGATATAAGAGGAACGGTAAACAGCCGTTTCTAATACATTAGTTTATATTTAGTGTAGAAAATATTTTCTACCCAAATAACCGTCCTATTGCGTTAGGGCGGTTATTTCTTTAATATCCATACAATAAGCAAAATCAATACAAGTTGTATTGTGGTTTCACTCATAATATTTCCTTTCCGAAACAGAGCCGCCACCGCTCCCCATATATCAAGGCTTTTCAGCCTATTTTTATTCTACACTATACCTCATATAATGTCAAATTACGTTTATTTTACAGTGCTTTCTTCACTGGATAGTAGTTCATATCCTTAAACCAGTTTTCCTCAAGTTCTGTCTTTGTAACGCCCTCCGGCAAATCGCTTTCGTCAAAGTATGCGTAATAGTTGTTGTCAAAATCACGTTGTACGGCTGTGTATGTAGCCTTTGCGGTTTGCTTTTCAGGCGCACCGCTTGACGCTTTTGTTTTGCCGCCTACGTTTGACGCAAAGCTGTACGAACCCTTGTAATATCTTACATAACGGTATGAGCCGTCGGATTTCATAATTCTCCACGCAACACCGAAATAAACGGTTTTTGTATCGTTGCCGACCTCTACTACACCGTCTTTTTGTGTCAGTCCACGCCACATTGAATCAACTTCCGGTGGAATATCGGCATTTGTGATGTCGTGACCTAATTTTTCAATGTAGTTTGATGTTTCATACGCACCGTTATCGGCGTCAAAAACATCACTGCCGCCTGCGTCTGTCGGTGCAATTTCGACTGTACCTCTTAAATTGTACGGATCACCATATGTTGCGCCCTCTGATGTGTCTGTTAAAACTGCGAAAAATGTGTACTTGTCCACACCTATTGTAGGTAGTGGTTTTCTTTTTGCTGTATTTGCCATAAATCAATCATTCCTTTCTACTACTTTCGTAAATCTCATTGTCCTATGTTTTATACTTTTATCGTCGGGATTGGGTACGTCCATTGTCATTTCGTGATAATATTCATGATCAGTCAACAATTTATATACCCTCTCAGACAATTCAAAACACGTTTGCGGATAATCGGCGTAAATATCAATCTGAACAGTCGTATCATTCGTAACGACCGTATTGTCATATGACATTGAGCCTTTGTCCGTTAGCGTGTAATATGCTATTGCAGGCAATTTATTAAAATTATCGGGATAAGCAAAACATACACTTACACCGTCTATCTGCTTTAAAATGTCCCGCAATTCCAAGCCAATATCAAACACCGTATCACCCTCCCTACGCTAACACAAATACTTCGTATTTGCTCGCTATAACTCGTTTCACGAGTTATACACCTCCTTAAACTTAGCGATTATCTCGCTGATGTTATTTTTCAGTGCAGGTACGAGGAACGGCTTAGGTGCTTGACCCGACGTTGTGTAAAATCGACCGCCACTGTAATACGTCCAGTGTCTTTTTGACGTATGCGAAACAGATTTGTCTCCCTTTGAGCCTGTGCCAAATTCGACATAAATACCGTAATCGGCAGTCGGACCGATTGCAACACTGTCACCGTCCACTTGGCTTACGATACTGCCCTTTAAACGTCCTGTTGCAACAGGACAGTTTGCCACTGCGTGCGTTCTTACGACTTCACCCGCCATTGCCAAACCTCGCTGTATTTTATCGCCCGACGCATACTGTGTCAGCTTATCAACAACGTTATCTATCCCCTCGATTGAAAAATTCATTTCAGCCTACTCCTCTCAAGCATTGCTACCAAACCGCTGTCCCATTTCTGCACATATGTTATATCATATATGTCGCCGTCATATTCAACTCTGTTACCGACCTTTACGTCGTCTGACATATCGCAGAACATACGCATTTGACATTCTATATCCAAACCGTATTGCTCTCTTGCTCTGCCACCGCTGTACGGTTGTACATCGGCTTTGATTTCGGACAATACAGTCTTTTCGGTTTTACCTGTATAGTCGTCAATTTCATATTCTGCGATTATAACAGTTTTATCGTAAAAATCACTGAATACTGATGTCACTCGGAACACGCCCCTTTCGTTTTCGGAACGGGTCAAGGCGTTTATAATAGTTGCTGAAAATCTTGTCGTTGTCGGTTTCGGTGTATGTAACGGAGCGTTCGCCCTCACTTATGCTCTTGACTACTTCGGGACTTTTACTGTCCCCGTAACCTTTTGCCCTGTACATATCCGCCGCAATCTTCGGAACAAGGCTTTCAAGCTGACGTGGCAGTACATCAATATGACAATACGCCATAATCATATTAACCGTGTCCTCAATCAAAAAGGACAACAAGCTGTCTTGCTCGTCGTCCTTTATCCCCAGCAACATTTTTAGTGTCCCCAACTGTTCCATATTATTCACCGCTTACAACGTCGGCACTGCCCGACTTTCTCGCTTTGCCGTCTGCTGTAACTTCCGCAACTGTAATCTTGTGACCGTTTGTCGCAGTGATTTCGTCACCGTTGTTAAACTCTGTCCACTTCGACAAATCGTCGTCATACGCAACACTTGGAGCGGTGCTTGCGGCAGTCTTGTAAACCAACTTGTGACCGCCGATAGGCTTTGGCGATACCGTAATAACAGTGTTGCCTGTTGTGCCGGCAACCGATTCAACTGTCAATTCGCCAAGTGTCGGAACACCGTTCTTAAATGCGGCAAATGCGTCGTCCTTAACCACAAGGAAACCTAAACGCATAGTAGCCTTGATTGCAACCATATCTTGCTCGGCAAGTGATAGCGGTTTACCGTCACTGTCAAGAGTGCCTTGTAGTGTTGCCTCTGTAAGAATTTCGTAATTAATACCTGCACGCATACCGACAACGGCATATTTAAAATTACCTGTGATAATATCGGCACGTTTATTGTCCCACGCACCGTTACGTACAAATTCGATAGGCTGACCGTACAGCTCACCGCCTGTTGTACCGTTGACATATGCAGGTGCGCCGTTTGCGTCACGCAATTTTCTCAGCATATTCTTAACACCGATACGACCGATAAATCCCGATGGGTCATAGCCGTTTTCTTCAATCATCGACATTGCGTCAGACATAGCAATATCAATATTTGCATTGTCCGTAACAACCATATGCTTACTGTCGATAGCGTTCATAATATTTGTCTTGAACGGTGAATTTGTACCGAAAATGCACGCCGCGTCAATCGCTCTGTAAAATGCCTCTGCGATTTCCGGCTTTAGTTCCTCAAATACGCTGATAGTCGTATCTTCCAACTTTTCCTTTGTTACCGGAATAATAACGGCTAACTTCTTAGCCTCGATTTCAGGGTGAATCCAAGTAGCACCGCTTGTCTTAATTCTTTCACCCTCACCGACCCAGTAAGCACCCGGACCGTCTGTAAGTACGTTAAACTTTTTCTTCTCGTGTTTCATTTCCTCGACTTTCGCCATTCTTAAAACACTTGAACCCCTTGTCACCATTTTGATGATTTCTGTTGCTTGCTCGACAGGCACAAAGCCTGTCAATTCATTTTTTAAATAACCCATTTATTTCACTCCTATCTTTGATTTTCTCTGATTATGTCCATAAAACTGCCTGTGTTGTGACCGCCACTGCCACCGTTTAAATCCGGTGTTTTGCCCTTTAAACGCTCGGTAACACCTGCTTGTACATCTTTGTCGTAGCTTTCTTTTATCTTGTCGATAACCACCTTTGTGCTATCCTTGTCCTCTGCTACAATGTACTTTGCAATCTCGGCAGACAGTCCGACTTTGGCAAGTTCTGTTTCCGCATATGCAACGATTTTTTCACGTTCAAACTCTGCCTTTGCTTTTTCAAATTCTTCTCGTTCCTTGTCGTCGTCCTCTTTTTTTCTTTGCTCGTTTGTCAACTTGGCTTTTCTCATGCCCTCTTCTTCGGCTTTTTTTATTTTTTCTTCAACTTCCTTTTCCCACTCCGCTTTTGCCGCCGCTAATGCTTCGTCAATCGCCTTTTGATTGTCGCCGTCTTTTTGTTCGGTTGACTTCTGCTCTGCGGACTTCTCTTGCTCTTGATTTTCTGTTTGCTCTGCTGTATCTGCCATTCAAATCATTCCTTTCTTGTAATTTTAGGTATAAAAATAAGACGTATAACCCCACGTCTAACAGGGAGATAATCGGATCACCATTCCTTTCTTCTATGTGTATGTTGTGCCTACTCTCACACTATCACCGCCTTTCAGTGTATCAAAAAAGCACGTCCGAAAACGTGCTTTTGCGTATATTTAGTTATTTTTATCTGAAAATTATCTCATTGCCTTTATCCACAAAACCATCAGGAATATTTTGTAGTACAATCCACGGTGAGCCACCTTTTGAAAAGCACCCTCTTGTTTTTTCAACTTTAAACTCTTTTGTCGTATATACTTGCTTATGCTTATTGATGATTTGCAATAGTTTCGCATTCGTAAAATCTTCCTTGCACGGAGTGCAATCCACAATAAATTGATTGTTTATTTTTTGAACATTTATTATTTCACACATAACTATCACTCCAAATACAATAAATTTCGTACGTCTTTTAATTTTTTACCCGTTTTATGTAATCTATATACCCCGTCCCTTGCGAGTACCATTCTTTCGCTGTTTGATAAATTGGGTGTTAATATTGCCGCCCTCAAACTCGCCTGCACTTCTTCTAAAATATCATCACTTTGCGTCTTTCCGTTCAAAAATGCCGCACGGTGTCCGATTATTTCGTGAGCTATGGCACCTTTCATAGAAACATTACTGTTTGGATTGGATTGCTTTTTCTCTGACGGATATACATCAGTTCCAATTCGTAAAACGTCCGCTAAAGAGCCATATGCTGTACAATCATAATCAACATAATAAATACGTTCTCTTGGCATACCCAAAGAAACCGCATAATCTTTAATGCTGTCTATTTGTTCCTGTGAAAGATTTTTCTCGTTTCTTCTTCCGCCCGTAGATACTTTCAATGTATCTTTATCTACCTTTATTATACCACGTTTTTCACTATTTGCAACATATTTTAACGCATTTTTCTGTTCGTCCGACAAACTGTTTTTCCATTCGTCAAACGTCATACTTCCGTCAACCTTGTAATTTTCGCCAGTGAGCGGATCGCGTGCAATACGACTTGTCAAATTCACGTCTGCCATAATCGTAACACACCGACAACGTGGGTGTATCGGGGGGAAGTTCTCACCCTCAACGGCTTTATCCGTATCAAACACGCTACCGTCAAGACTTCCGCACCTGTCACACGTCAATTCTGACAGTGCCGCTACAAAACGATACTGTTTTATGCCGATTTCCTCATACGCCATTCTCTGCCCTTGGTTCATAAAATGTGCCGTTTCACTTCGCACAAGTGTTTCAGCTGATGTTCGTATTCCACCCGGTGCAGTATCTTTGACGTAATCAATCAGCTTATCGGTCATACGACTTACACTGTGACCGCTTATTATACCGTCCTCAATCGTCTGTCCGACTGCCTGTATAAATCTGTCGTTATGTATCCACACTCTCTCGCTGTAGTTGTGACCGTGCCACGGCTCTCTTAATACCATATTAACCGCTCTTTGCGGAATTAGTGAAAAATCAATTCCGCAATTCAATCCTTGTGCGGTATCAAAAATATTCGTATAATAAGCCGTCTTTACTGCACTGTCATACAGTTTCTTTTGTTCCTTTATAGCCTCATTCGCAACGTGTCTGAAATAGATGTACACATTACGTTTCAATCCCTCTAATCGGCTAATTCTCGCACCGTATGACTGTGCATTTATGCGGTTTAGAATTTCCTTTTTGACTGTCTTGTCATCTGTTTCGTCGTACAGTTCAAGCAGTTCTTCATACTGCTTATCGCTGTCGGCTATGCTCATTAATCGGCGTGCCTCTTTTTCGGGTATATCGGTTGAAATATAGGCTTTAAACGTTTTCTCAATGTCATTGTTTACATTCTTGATTGCTCGCTCATATGCCTTAATTACACCGTCCTTAACGCTGTCCGCTTGCGATTGTAAATATGTTTCAACTTCAACGGCACGTTTTACCCAATATGCCTTACTCTTCATTGTAGTTTACTTTCCTTGCCGAACTTTCAGTGATACGCATATCCTCGGCGGACTTTTCCGCTTGCTCTCTGCGTGCTATTTCAACTTCTTCCTTTGCGTCTGTTATAAACGGCAGACGCTCTAATAATGTTTCGTCAGACGCAAGACCTTTGAGGTAATTAATCATCTGTGCTATTTCAAGTTCGTTTGCAGGCAAGTTATACGTAAATCCGATGTCAACTCTGTGCGACGGCACTTCTTTCATTGCGTTTAATGTCACTAAGAAATTGTTGTAAATCTCTAAACGTTTTCTTAATGTCTTAGCAAAATTACGTTCTTTGTTCTTGACGTGCTGTTCAAATCCCAACAGCTTGTACTTTATCGCTACACCCGACAAGTTGTTGCCGAAACTTTCGTCCGACAGGTCGGGAACGTGTGACAAACGGTGTATATCGTCCTTGATGTCGTCACGCAACACCTTTGTATCAGCCTCGTTCAGCACCTTTGACAGATACTCCGCTTTTGCGTCGCCGTCACCCATCAAAATGCGTTCTACCAATAATTTTTTTGCCTGTGCAGTGTCAAGGTCGCAGTTGCACAAAAACAACAGCGAATTGACGAACTGCTCTTTATCGTTTATTCGGTCTGACATCAACACATTGTATGCGTCAATCTGCGTTATCAACTGTTCAAAATCGCCCTGCATTTCCGTATTATTTCTGTATTCGATAATAGGTACATCAAAAAAGTAATGTGGTTCAACATTTTGCAATGACAATGCTGTATAGCTGTCAAGACCTGTGTATGTATATATAAACGATTCGTCATACACACGACAAATACTGCCTGTGCAGTAGCCGTCAAGGTCGTATTTCTTGTAGTAATATACCGCAAACAACGGCTTTTCAAATGCCGACTGTGAGTAACATACAAATGTATGCTCCGGGTCCAATCTGACACTTCTCGGCTTGCTTTTTTCGTCCGCATAAATCAGTTCATATGCTTTGCCGTAAATGCTCATATTCTTTACAATTTCACTGTCCACACTCGGCATATCCTGTTCCAAATATTCGTTTTTGATTGCCTCAATATCGTATTCGTCCGACACCGCATATGTTACGGGATTGCCGACAAGATAACTCTGTGTCATATCTGTTATGTACTTTGCGTGATTACACATTATGCGGTTGTTTGCCACGTTTTTACCTCTTTTTCTGCGGCTTAAAATGCGGTGATCGCCCATATAGTAATCGTGCAATAATCGGTATCTCTGTCGCTCTCGCTCGTGCCGTTCAATCAATTTCGTTATGATGAACGGTGTCACACCGCCTGCGACTATATCTTCATCAATTATCATATTCCGTACTCCTCTCTTGAATAGATTTTAGCTTTTTTATCCTTGCGCCAACTCTCAACGCCGTATCTCAGCGCCGCCATTGCGTCATCAAATACATTGACAGGTTCGTCAGTATACTCACCCGACTTTTCATCAACTCGCCAACGCCATTGCTGTATCTCTTTGATTACATTCACGCAAGACGGATGAATATGTATCTTTCTGCCTTTTAACCAGTCAATCTGCGATTGTATGCTGTTCGGATTTTTAACAACCGCCTTTGCCCTGTAGCCCGCCTTTCGCCACATCTTGATACGGTCCGGCTCTGCACTGTCGCACCACATTGCAAGACTTTTGCTGAACTTCCCGTCAGCCTTTTGGATAATCTCTGTCGTGTCCATTTCGTGTACATACAGTTCATTACAAACGTAAATATCACCGTCCTTATAACCTAATGTCAATATGGCATTTGCATGGTTAAAGCCGAAGTCCTGTCCTATCGCCATAGCGTCAAAACGGCTCATATCTGTATCAAATTCCTCAATTCGATAATTTGAGAATATAAGACCGCCTGTTTCGCCCCATTCGCCCAAGCCGTAAATTCTGTAGCCCTCAGGGTCAACTTCTTTACGACGTAGCATACGTTGTCTGTATGCCTCGTCACAAAATCGGTTTGTTAAATATGTGCTTTGATGCGTTAAGACGTTATCGTCCTGTATATCGAAAAACACTTTCTTTATCCAGTGACTTGACGATACAGGGTTAAATGTCAATTTTATCTGATAAAAAAGACCGTCGGGGAGTTCACCTCTCAAACGGTCATCTATAATTTCAAAATCCTGTTGTACAAGCTCCGTAGCCTCTTCAATCCATACGTCGGTCAACTTACCGTTTGCAAATGTGATTGATTTCAGTTTTTCACGTTGCTTGTTATCGTTGACACCACGAAATATAATCTTGTTGCCGTTTATACAGGTGAACGACAACGGACTTTGCGTAACTCTCCACGCTCTGCCAACGCCCATACGGTTTATAGCTGATTCAAGCTCGGCAAATGTACTGTCACGGTTTGTTATATCAGATTTACGCACACATACCAAATTACGCCCTTTGTCACGCATTAAACGGAGTATGTATAACTGTGCAGTATCAACACTCTTGCCACTTCCGGCACTGCCTTTCATTACAACATAACGCTTTTTACATTGATGTACAGGCTTGAATATCGGATTGAACGGTACTGTTATGTTGTTCATTCGTCCTCACCACCGTAATCAATTTTAATGCTGTAGTCCATATCACCGTCAACGTTTAATTTGTCTGTGAACAATGCGTAGTATTTACCCAACATTTCCGCCGCTTTGTTTACGTCAGACACCTTTGTCGGTATTTCAACACATATCGGTTGCTCCGCCTCGTCAGTGACTTTCTTGCCCTTGTTGTCATAGTGTGATTTACGTGCTTTGCACGTCACAACAACCGTTTCGGGTTTCTCACGTCGCATAACAGCCGTAAGCGTTTTCAATACCTCATCTTGTTTGGCAATAAGAGCGTCCTCTTTCTCTTTCAGCCGTTTTTGTATGTATTCTTGAATTTCAGGTTTCTTCAAGTTTTCATTTCCAATCGAATACGCTGTCTTTTCCGAATATCCCGCTCTTAACGCCGCTTGCGTTGCGTTCAAATCAATCAAATATTCTTCACAAAACAGCTTTTGCTTTTCAGTCACTCTTATCACCTCACTTTCACATTTTCTGTTTGATTACATCGTATAACCGTTTTTTATCATTGCACGTTTAAACGCTTTGCGTTTATGTCGACACTCGCACCAATTTTTATTATCCTCGTTCCATTTGCGTATGAACTTCTTGCGTTCTCGTTCGTATCTTCGTTTTTGCCAATATGCCTTTATTCTTTCGAACATTGTTTTCACCTTTCCACTTCTTTTTTTATTTTTCATTTCAAAGTCTTTATGATTTCTTTCTCTCGTTCCGACAGCTCCCAAACATGTTCTGCGGCTTTAAGTTCTGCAGCTTTAAGTTCTGCAGCTTTAAGTTCTGCAGCTTTTTTGCCCGATATTAAATAACCGTTACCGAAAATGCTTTTTTTGAATTTTCGCTGACTATCTAAATCACGCATAAAATATCCATTTTCTCGCTTTATCGCAAAATCAACACCATATCGCGAAAGTGTATTCATTCTGCATGCTGTCAATATGTTATCAGGATAAGTATACTTAGGTAATTGTTTTTTTATTTTTCGCAAATTTTCTTTATCTGCATTTTCTAAACGCTTATATAATTTGCTACTACTTTCAATCAGATTATCTGTCATATTTGTTACAAACGATGTATTAACTTTTGCGCCGTTTTCATATGTCGCGGTATACCCTACGCAGATTATATTTGCGTGTCGTGTTAATCCAATAATAGTTAAACCCGGTGCAAACAAGAAAAATTTTATCCCTTGCGATTGATACCATTTCACTATCTGTGCCAATATTGAAAATGGCGGATTATCCACAACAATACTATCAGACATATAATTATACTTTTCGTAATCTCCACCCGGATAAAAAGGACGTACAAACTTGTTACGATCCACTTTAAATCGTGTTGCAACATAATCCGCAACCGTTTCGTAAATATTATCGGGTGTATAACAATCATCAGTCGTTTTCTTCGGTTTGAACTTATCTTCAAATTCTTTATATTCAGTTGTATTTTCTCCGCCGTAAACATTCTCGGCTTTATCCTTAATATCGTTTAAATCCATATTTCCTCCAAAAATAAAAACAGACTGCATGATTAACACATACAATCTGTTCTAATTGAACAGCAGGCTTTGAACCTGCAACCTCCGCAATCAGATTATATAATCCTCTGCGACGCTCTAGCCTGTTGAGCTATGTTCTGTACTTTAATATCTCCATTCCCACCAATCAATTTTGAGATATTCACCCATCATCTCACGATGATACACTACCTTTTTACGAAAATAACGAGCGGTAAGATATAGAACACAAAATATTGCACTGTATATATGTTTTGCATTATTTTTTGTTTGCTCATTCTTTTCGCATTATAAATTGTATCACACTTTTTTCGGCAAATTCGGCATTTTTAAAAATTTATTATGTTTTCTTCGTGGATAACTCTCATCGTAATGCCCTATCTTAAATGCAATCCACTGCCATGACGGCATTACGGTGCCGTCTATGTACCTGTATCGGAATATGCGACGTGTTTCACTGTCTAATATACCGGCAACAAACAATTCAATCTTGTTTTTTTGCCGCTCCAATCGTTGACGTAGTACAATATCAGATATATGTGTTGGCTCAACACCCGACACAGAAATACAGTGCTTGACATACGGGAACTCGCTGTCAGAGCCTGTAACAGTACCATGTACTGTATTACTGTTTATCCTGTCGTTTACCTCGTTCAATTCTGCAACAATACTGCGATACTGTTTTAGCACTTCCTTTGTCAAATTAATTCCCCCTTATACACCGTATTTTTCTTTCAAGCTTTCAAGCAATTCGTCCTGTACTTCACGTTTACCTTGCAGACTGTCGAGAACACGTTTATCAACCGTTCCGTCTGTCACAAGGTGATGGATTATCACAGAATTTTTCTGTCCCTGTCTATACAATCTTGCATTTGCCTGCTGATACAGTTCCAAGCTCCACGTCAGACCGAACCAAACTATTATATTACCGCCTGTTTGAAGATTGAGTCCATGTCCCGCACCTGCGGGGTGAGCCAGTAAAAGCGGTATTTTTCCGTCATTCCAATCCCTTATATCATCAGCACTTTCAAGCTTTTTTGCACCCTTGAACTTTCTAAGTATTCTCTCGCAGTCGTGGCGATAGCTGTAAAAGCACAAAATCGGCTGACCTTGTGAGGTATCGACTATTTCCGCCAATGCCTCAAGTTTTTTATCGCTCGTCACCTTATAACTTCCGTCGTCCAAATACATTGCACCGTTTGAAAACTGCAAAAGTTTATTTGTAAGTGCGGCGGCAGTGGCGGCGGTAACTTGTCCGTTTATGAACTCCAAATACTGTTCTTTTTCAAATTCTTCGTACAGTTTCAGTTCCTTATCCGACAGCTTTATATGCTGAACGGTATCAATCCTTTCAGGCATTTCAAGCCAATCTTCTGCCGACATACTGACGCATATATCCGAAATTTTATCATATATCGCCTTTTCGGATTCCTCTTTCGGCTTGTAACTGAAAATCGTGGTCTGATTACGTTTATCGGGAAGAAAATATCTCTCCCTGTAACCGCTTACCGTTCTGCCGAGTCTTTCGCCGCTGTCAAGCAAATATATCTGACTCCACAAATCTATCAGTCCGTTCGGTGCAGGTGTGCCTGTAAGTCCGACTACTCGTTTAGACAGTGTTATGTATTTTTTCAATGCCTTAAATCTCTGCGACTTTGAACTCTTAAAGCTCGACAGCTCATCAATAACCACCATATCAAAGTCCCACGCATTGCCTATGCTCGACAATTCGTTTGTGAGCCACGCAACATTTTCACGATTTATAATATAAATATCTGCGTCCTTTAAAAGTGCGTTACGTCTTTGGCTCGGAGTGCCGAGAATTTTCGATATTCTCAAATGCCTTAAGTGGTCCCACTTTTCACACTCTCTGCTCCAAGTATCTTCCGCCACTCTAAGCGGTGCTATGACAAGCACTTTTTCGATTTCGTAACAGTTATAAATCAATTCGTCAATCGCCGTAAGCGTTACAACCGTTTTACCAAGTCCCATATCAAGGAACAATCCGACGCGCGGTGTAGAGATAATTTTATTCAACGCAATCTGCTGATACCTATGCGGTCTAAAATTCAAAATTCTCACCCCTTAACAATTTGTCAACTTTATCCTTTGTATCAATCACATAAACGTGAAACCCGAGTTTTTCAAAAAGTCTGTGTACGGCGGTTTGTAATTTTCTCGGCTTTCCGTTCGGGCGTTTAAGTTCTGCGAAGTATATCGTACCTTTTGGAATCATAACAATCCTATCCGGTACGCCTGCCATACTCGGCGACACGAATTTCAGTGCCAAACCTCCCATTTGCTTAACTTGCCTTACTAAATATTTTTCAATGTCCTTTTCTATCATTTTTCACCTGTTCTTTCTGCGGTAACTTTAAAACCGTTTTTCATACACTTATACGCGTATATGTGCGTTATGCGTGTATGTTTCTCTTTGTAGTACATATATGTATATAATATATAGAATTAAAGTTACCAAAGTTACCTATGCTCTAAACCCTTGCTATCACTGCGTTTTTGGGGTAACTTTTAAAAGTTACTTAGGTTTACCAAAGTTACCTTGAAAGTTACCTTTTCAAATAAAGGTTACCTCTAAAAGTTACCCCATATTCTAAGCTCTTTTAAATCCTTTTTGCACTCCGTAATCCTTGTTAAATTTAATAACCTTGTCATATTTTTCCCAATCGTCAAACGATGAAATGATACTGTTAATCTCTATCGAATCCCTACGTTGAATTTGCCTAAAATCACCGTTAAAGAGTTCGCACCATATTTCAAGCGCACACACTCTGTCACGTTCGACAAGTTCGTCTTCGGGTACGCTTATAATCTCCGACCAAAAATCTCTGCGTTTTGCCAAGTCCCAACAGTTCCAATCACGCGGAACACGTTTATCAAGGAAGTCACGGATAAGTCCCTCTTTAACCGACACTTCCCTATGATCTGACTGCACTTGTTTCGCAAGCTGTTCCGTTTCCTTTGACAAATAAAGCGGTTCATTCTGCGTATAACGCACTTTTGCCTCCGCCCAAATTTGATTTATTTCCTCATCGGTCAAATCGGTAAACACGCTCTTTTTTATCGGCACAATCTCCGTATCAACAGGCCAAAATCTTCTGTTGCCGGTACGGTCACGAAGATAATCGCTGTTATTGCTCGTACCGAAAAATACACATCTTCGCGGGTGTTCCTGTACTATTCTGCCGTATGCCGCGCGGTATCTGTCCGACGTCTGCGACAGTATCTGTTTAACACTGCCGACTTCCGATTTATTCAGTGCCTCAAGTTCGCTTATCTCTACAATCCATTTACCCTGTATAACCTCGCACAATTCCTTACCCTCGAACGTCTTTATGCCGTCCGTAAACCACCTGTCAAAGCCGACTTTGCGAAGTATCGTACTCTTGCCTATGCCCTGCCTGCCCGACAGAATAAGCATATTATCGAATTTACTTCCCGGCTCATACGCTCTTGCGACCGCTCCGACGAACATTTTACGCGTCACTTCTCTTGTATATTCGTTATCCGCCGCACCGAGATAATCGACAAACAATGTGTCAAGTCGTTCAGTATTATCCCACGCAAGACCGTCCAAATACTCAACAATCGGATCATACGCAACACGTCTGTAAAACACCGACAACGCACGGAAAACCTTATCATTACCCATTTTAATGCCGTACACATATTCAAGATACCACTGCAATCCGTCCGTATCGGAATCCTGCCAAACACGTTTTTCAGGTGCGTCCTTGTCCCAAGGCATAATGCCGTCAATCTCCGCATATCCCGTAAAATCGTTCATTTTGATTTTGCCTTTTAAATGCGAATCGTTCTCAATTATAAGAATAATATTATTAAGCGTTTTTTCGTAAGCGCCTGTATTTTCGTTTTTCTCCAACTTTAACGCCCACTGCATATCGTCCGTTTCCTCGTTTTCGATACCGCCGAAATCTTCTGCCGCTTTCTTTTGACGTTCCTTAAACATAAGCATTGAAACGTCACTGTCACCGTCTATGAGCTTGCACATTGCCGAATATGACGGCAGTTTCGATACAGGTGTACCGTCCTTTGCGTCTGCGTCCGTATCGCCGAATTTATGAATACGAACAAGGTCAAAACTGTTGCACAGCTTACCGCTTGCAGGGTCTGTTGCGTGGTTTGAATACGCAAATTTGCCGTTCTCATACACGACAAGTCCGCTTGAACTTGAGCCGTCCTTATATGTGTATCTGTCGCCTACGGCGCACTTTTCGTACACGTCCGAAAGGTATTTTTCTATACATTCGTGTATATCATACGTTCTGCAAAACGCACCGATAACGCCGCGTTTAAGCGTTGGGTCCTCTTGTTTTTTTACCTGTCTGTCCAACGCTTTTGTTGTTCTTGACGAAACGTACCAACTCGATACGTCACGCCAATCCTCGTATTTTGCAAGCACCCTGTCAACGTCAAGCGGTTTATTTTCCTCGTGTTCAAACACATACTCGCCGTCAATGCTCGTACTCGGCCAATACATTAATCTGTGTGGCTGATACGTTGTGTCGTCAAACATATCTATACCAATATCATACGCCACCATTCTCGCAACAGCTTCGTATTCATCCGGTGTACAAGGTCTTGACAGAAGTATCACCAAACGAAATCTCGGTTTCTCGGCTGTGTGCTTGTGCGTTGAGTAAATGCAGTATGTAAAGCCGTAAAACATTGAAATATTATCGCAAAAATCACTGTCGGCAAAGTCTGCGTCAAGCGTAAGCAAAATTCTGTTTTCGATACTTCCCGACTGTCGCTTGCCGTTTTTCACCTTGCCGCCCACAAAACCCCCGACGTCCTTTATATCGTCCTGTTGTGACTTTGGCATATTCGCATACTCGCCTTGAGTTTCACTCGTTCTCGTCGTTGTTTTCAGCCTTTCTATTAAATCCTCCCACGACATTTTTGTATTTTTCCACAGTTTTGATTTTCTGCTCTGTCCCGTAGCAATTACTAAATCCAATTTATAACACCCCCTAATCTTTCATATAAAAATTACATTCGTATCCGTCCGCATTAAGCGGAAGTCCTTTCGCCCATTCAATCGGCTCACACATTATCGCCGCCAACTCCTCTGCACTCGATACGCCTTTCGGAACGTCAACTATAACCTCATCGTGAACGTGGAAATTAATCTTAAAACCTCTGTCCTCAAGCCGAATTATGCTTTCAGCCAAGCAATCCCTCGCAAACGCCTGTACTATGTTTTCAACAAGCTTACCGCCCCATGTTTCAAGTCTGCTCCAAGTTTTTGTTGTCTGATTCATACCCATATATGTAACGGCTTTTTTTCCAAATCTGTTTACTTCGATTTTCGGTTTAACGTAAGCGATTTTTCTTCCCGACGGCAGACCGATAAAAAGAATATTCGACTGTTTGTAAAAAGAAATATCGTGTCTAATCTTGCTCGGATAACCCTCAACCGCCTTAATCGCCGCATTCTCGACCGTTCGCCAAAATGCCGTTATGGCAGGATTTGAATTCCGCCACTTATCCACGATACCTTGAAGTTCTTCTTCGTCAATACCCATTTTCAAAGCACCCATACTCACCATAGCTCCGACACTTCCGCCGTAACCGAGTGCAAGTTCGGCAATCTTGCCTTTTTGACGTAGCGGATCGCCTTTGTGAATACTTTCAATCGGAACATGGAACATCTGACTTGCCGATGCCTCGTATATTTTTCCGTGAGTTTTAAATACTTCAAGTCGCCATTTTTCGTCTGCAAGATATGCGATAACTCTTGCCTCAATCGCCGAAAAGTCCGCTACTATAAATCGCCTGTCCTCACTCGGTACAAGTGCTGTTCGTATAAGCTCCGACAGCGTTTGCGGAACGTTTTCGTAAAGCATTTCAAACAGTTCAAAATCGCCGTTTTCCACACATTCTCTTGCGTAATCAATATCTTTCAAATGGTTTTGCGGTAGGTTCTGCACCTGTACAATTCTTCCTGCCCAACGTCCTGTACGGTTTGCGCCGTAAAACTGCAAGAGTCCTCTTATTCGTCCGTCATCGCAGACGCTCCGCTCCATTGCCTCGTACTTTGTTACAGACGTTTTCGCCATCATTGAACGCAGATATATCACTCTTTTCGCCTTTAGTGATATGCTTTCATCAGCTATAAGCTCCTTTAATTTTTCCTTGTTTAAGCTGTCGATTTTCTGCCCTGTTTCTTCTTCAAGCCACGCCTTTAGTTGCACAACCGATTTCGGATTTTCAAGTCCCGTTATTTTTTGTGCCTCATCATAGCACCTGTCGCTGTATTCCGTATTGAATTTGATTGCATTTTCAACAAAGTTTCGGTCAACTCTTACACCTCTGTCGTTAATTCGTTGGTCATACGTCCACAGTTTTTGTTCACTGTCGCATATCGGAAATTGAGCGAGTTTCTTTTTTATCGCACGTTCCACTTCAACGTCCTGTATGCAGTATTCTTTGAATACCTCCCACTTGTCGGGTGCGTGCGTTGGTAAATTCCTTGTACGTCCGCCGTTCGTCTTTGTAGGCTTACACGGTTTTGAGAAGTAATCAATCAATGCTTTTCCGCGTTTGTCCTTTTGCTCCTCCAAACCGAGCGCAACCGCTACCGCCGAAAGCGAAAGCGGAAGTCCGAGTTCAGACGCTTGTACCGCACTGCACCGCCACTGATTTATGGGCAAATCGATATTAAAATACTTACCGATACACGTTCTTTCAAAGTTCGCGTTATACGCCGTTTTCAATACATCTCCATCCGTCAGTGCGTCCATTACTTCTTTCGGCAACGCCTCACCTTGTGCAAGGTCCGTTATTTTTACTTCTTCATCATCAAACGCATACGCAAATAACAAGATTTTAAAATCGGGGGCATTCGCATAAGCATATACCCCCGATTTAGTTAAATCAACACTTCCGTATGTTTCAATGTCGATACTGAGTGATTTCATTTTGTCACCTGTTAATTAAGAAAATCGTCATCTTCATCATACAGTCCCGCAAAGTCGTCCTCCGCAGTGTTTCGTCCGCCTAAAGGCTCTCCGTCCCTCGTTTTCATCAAATTATTAAGACCGCACGCAATACCTTTATTGCCGTTGGAGTTAAAGGCGTAAAACGAAATTGACGCATGACCGTAACAACCGCTGTAAAATTCCGTCTTGTCGATTATCGGCTGACGTGACTTGTCCACAATACCCGGTGCGGTTCTGCAGTTTGCGTTGACAAAATAACTGTTTGCATAGTTTTCGTCGTCCTCTCTGTCAGTATCACCGTCACGCAACGGCAACTTTAAATTTGCGGGAATTTTACCGCCGAACTTCGCAATGCCCTCTTGCTTTGCCGCCTCGATTGCATTGTTTATAGCCTTGATTGTCTTTGTGTCGCTTTTCGGAATGATGATACTTACCGAATACTTTTCGTCACCGCCGTTGATTGATGACGGCTCCCAAACGTGTGCATAACTGAATCTTACTTCTCCTGTGATTACCTGTGTCTTTCTTTTTTCCATTGTTATTTCTCCTTTACTTTATATCTTTAAAATCTTCTGCCGCTTTCTCTGCCGAGTTCCATTCGGGACGTTTGTCCTCCGAACGTACAAGCGTCGGCTTTCCCTGCGGTTTTATTACATATTCTCCGAGCAGTTCGTTAAATCTTGCTCTGCCTAAAAGTGCTCCCATTTGGGTGATGTTAAGTATTTCTTTCTTATATATGTTCTTTTCGTCATAACCGGCTTTAATTAATACATCGGCGATTTTGCTGTCGTCCTCCGCATATTTGCGGTTACTTCTTCCCTCAACCACTTTAAATCCCGGATACTTAACGCCGTTATTAAGTGCCTGTTCCAAAGCATAGTCCTTTACGAGTTTCGACCACTTCGCAAGGTTTTCCGCTTGGTCTATTACCTCCGCAATTTCATCTTCGGTAAGTTCCAAAGGCGGTTTGAAAACCATTGCCGCAAGCCTGTTTTTCTCCTCTGCATACGCACGGCATACGGCTCTTGCTTTGCAAAATCCGTCATCGCAATGACGTCCCGCTATACAGTCACCGTCACCGCTGTTCGCAAGTACGGCTTTAGGCTTTAAATCTTCGCCCCACTTAATGAGTTCACCGCGTGTAAGCGTTTCCGTATCAATGTTATCAAGTCGTGGTTGGAATATCGTTAAATTGACCTTATGTATGTCGTATAGGTAGTCGTATTCGCTCAATGCTCCTAAGCCATATATCCTAAGCTGACTGTTCTTGTCTGCCGATACCTTTACGCCCTGTCCGTATTTAAGGTCGATTATTCCACCGCCGATAATAACGGTGTCGCCTGTACCGAATCCGTCGGGTACCCATTCCGAAAAATCTAAACGGCGTTCAAGATGTATTTGTGCGTCCTTGCATTGACTTTTAATCGCATTGTATCGCTCCAATACAAAATCACGATAACTGTCCGTGTATTCTTCCATATCTTCTGTTATGTCAAGCGAACGTATCATCTTATGATACTGCACGCGTGTTATGTGGTTTAAAGCTAATTTCAGCTTTGCCTCACCCAATGAATGTGCGGTAGTTCCCTCTTTTGCATATTCACTGCTTTCGTCGGGGAATTTACTTTCCATTGCGATTGACGCAGGGCAGTTTATCCACTTCTTTGACCCCGACGCTGAAAGTTTTGCGTGTTCTTCCGGCATTACTTCACATCTCCTATTCTTGTCATCGCCTCTGCGTATCGCTCAGGCGGTATTTCCGTTACTTTGCCGTAACCCATTTCTTGAAGCAGTCCCTTGGCCTTATCTCTGCCCTGCGACTTCGCATATTCACCGAATGCCTTGCGTACTTCCTCTATTGTGTATTCCACTTCGGCGGTATTATCCTCTGTCGGCGTATCGTCTGACGTCTGTTCCTCTCTTACAACGTTCGCCGATTTCTCAACTTCCGCCTTTGTCATCTCCACAGGTCCCGTCTTTTTGTTGAGTACCGAACATAATCCGTACATTCGGTCGAATACTTCCTTGTTACCCTCAAAATCTTTCTGTTCAAGCCTAATTACAATTTGCATTGATTTTTATTCCTTTCTGTGGTATAATGTTGACATAGATTAATAATCTATGTGTTTTTGTTAT